CTTGCGACCTTCGGCCTTAAGGATAGCGTGAACCACATCGTAGTGCTTCCCGCTTGCTATCGCCAGTGCCTTAACTGAACAATCATTGTTCTCGCCCTTCAATGCACTTGCCAAACTCGTTTCTTGATAATCCATAACTCTACCTATCGTCGCCTATTCCGTCTTGATTCTAACCTTGTATGTACAAGGCTACAAGCAAAACGGCGCATCCTTGCGCCTAAGCTTTGCCAGTGTTACGCGGCCTCTTGCTGTGCATCGTCGCCAGAGAGTGCAGCGTGCTCGTCCTGCCAGCTATCCAGCACTACACTCAAGCGTGCCATGCTATCGGCCATTACATCATCCACATCTTGTTCACGCAATACCTCTGCCAGTGCTTCAAGTTGCAAGGCTACATTGTCGCGTGTTTCCTGTGCTTCAGTGCGTCCGGCTTCAGACTCGATTTGCTTGGCAACCTTCACATCGTCGCGGATTGCGCTGAAGGCTCGCGGCGCATCACTTTCATCATCCAGCATGGTGACACCATACTTGAATGCCGACAGTAGCGTAGACTTTGCAGACATTGCAGCACTAGGCACAGTATAAGTGCCCTCTTTCTTGCCAGCCTTGCACTTAGTCGCTACTGCAACACCATCAGTGTTAGCCTTGATTGCCTCGAAAACCTCAGTTACAGCAACCTCGAAAGCCTCCTGACCAGACTCGGATGCAATCGCCGTGAACTGGCTATATACGCCAAGCTTGCGAGTCTTTACCTTATCGTCCTGTGCCTTCACAAGATTGCTTTCTTTGATTGCTTCAAGAAGTTGGGTTTGAATAGTCATAATGTTTCTACCTATCAGTTGGTCCGTTGCGGTATTGCCTCGAACTGGACACCACAATACACCATTGAATAAGCATTGCAACCTTGTATGTACAAGATAATCATTGCCCTATAAGGAAGCACCTATTGCCCCCAATAAAAACCCCTTATAAATCAAGCACTTAGCTCAATTGTAAGTACGATGTAATAGGTATGTAAGTAGAATGTAAGCATATGTATATCCCCCCCATATCCCCCCATCATTGCACTGTATGTATGTACAGTAGTGCGTTGTGCATCGTGGTACGCATTGACTGTGTACTGTATGGATGAACAGCACTGTATGAATGACCAGTTGTGTGTGTGTGTGATGTGTGCTAGTAGGCACCTGATGCAACATTCATGCCAGCTCGAATTCGCAACTTGGCACGGAAAGTGCATGGGCGGGGGCACCCCCCTCTCGGCTCCACTTGAGCATGGAGGCACCCGGATTCGCAGAATAGGAGGGATATTTGGCCTAGATCGAGGGATATTCGACGATAATCAGTGATATACGAGGGACCAATGCGTATCAGGAGCATTTTGAGGAGGCAAGAGGGCAGCCAGAGACGACCCCAAGGAGTCAGTTTGTACGGTCTGGTCGGCCCGAGAGGCCTCCTTGACGGTAAAATACAGGATAATTACGATGATATTGAAGATTATTGCAGATAAGTTGAACAAAACCCGAGTTTTGCGGTAATATATATATAAGGGAGGAGACAAGTGGTCTCCGACCGACACGTTATCACTTTTCTTTGTTTTACACTCCACGAAGAACCGTTTTCCTTCCTCCTATCGCCGTAGATAGAAGTCCCCTGATCGCATCTAATGTGTAGGGGGAATCCCTTTTCCCTGATTCCCGATATTTGACCTATAATGCTTGAATAATTGATCACATAGCAGAATGGGGAGTCACATTTCTAAGAGAGACCTCAATGGCAGATAATTATCGTAACCACGACCAAGAGCGTGGCGAGGCCGTTCGACAGTTTGATCCACTTGTACACGCAGTAACCGTAATACAAGAACAGCACCGCCTAATTCACGACGGCATGTTCTTCAACACTTCCGGTAAGCAGACAGCGTGGGCTGACGCCACCACCAAAGAGTTCCTGATCGTACCCCCGGCAGGGTGTTATCCCCATATCCAGACCATGGTTTTGAACTTCGGTAGGGGCGACATCGACTTTGAGGCCTATGAAGGGCCAACCATCACTGACAACGGAACTGCGATCCCTATACGCAACGTCAACCGAAATAGCGACAATACCGCCGATCTGGCCCTGTATGCTAGTCCTACCACTAGTGCTGATGGTGACCTGGAGTTCCAACTGTGGGTTCCACCTACCGCTACAGGTAATGGTCAATCCGCCAACGGTATAGCAGGTGTAGGACAGGGCAGCGAATGGATACTCAAGCCTGAGACCCCTTGGTTGATACGCTTAACGAACAACAGCGGATCTACCATAGACTGGTCGTATGAGTTCTCATGGTACGAAATAGGGTATGAAGACAATGCATAAGATTAAACGAAAGATCAAGAGAGTACGGGCTAGCCAAGGTTGGGCTGTATTTGTAGGAGTATCCTGGTCCCTAGCACTATATGAGGGGGCTACGTGGCTGATATCAATGATCTGATAATGAGCCAGGTGAAGCTGGAGAAGAAGTCGACTACGGTCCTACCAAAGAACCAATATCCAGAGTTATTCAAAGAAATGAGGGCTAAATGCCCCGTTCCTGGTACTGATTTCAAAGAGGCCTTTTGCGTCGTAGTACGACCCGGCCCAGGTATCGGAGAGCACGATCACGAAGAATGGATAGTACTATACTATGCAGAACCCGCCGATACGGCTGTAATAGTAGCCAATGAGCGTATTCTCCCTCAGAAGGGGGATTTCTTAGTTCTACCCCCCAAGGTACGGCACGAGGTCGAACCCAACGTTGGAGACGGCACGAGAGTGTCTATAGCTATGAAGGTGGTACATGACGGACATACAAGTTACTAATAAGACCAAGTTCCCGAAAGGGCAATCTGGCAACCCTGGTGGACGTCCTAAAGGCTCCAAGAACAAGATAACCCTGTTAAAGCTAATGGGGGAAGAAGCGGCACGGGATCGCAACATGGTACGCGCTCAGGAGGTTATAGACCTCATCTATGAGCAGGCTATGGAGGGCGACAAAGCGGCCCAGAAGCTCGTCTGGAGCGCTCACATGAGTGCAGCCTCTAGCGACGATAAGACACACGCAAGTGAAAAGGTGGAAATTAAGATCACAGGTACTACTCCAGTGGAGAAGGCTGTAATCATAGATCAACAACCCGATGAGGAAGAAATCAATGACTGAGAAACATAAGCAACCAGAAGTAGGCGGTCCTGGCATCCGTGTTAAAGGCCTTACCCCTAAGCCTACTGGCGTTCGCGTTGGTATCCCTGGTGGTAAGTCTGGCGAGAATGCAGACGACCCTAAAGGCAACCGCAACAAGCGAGGCTAATCATGCCTACTAACTCCGAACTCTCAAAGAATGATCGTAACCGTCAACCGACGGAGCATGCGACTGCCCAGGATTTACCTGGTAGTGGCGGCGCTCGTAGGGCCGGCGATAAGATCGAGACCCGTAAGAGCCGTAACCGCTCTGCGTTGGACGCGGCACGTAATGCCATGAATCCTAAGCGCAAAAAGAAGTAACGGTTGAATATTGAGCTACATGAACGCCAACTTAACGTATTCCATGATCCAACTAGGTTCAAGGTGTGCGCTGCTGGGCGACGTTTTGGTAAGTCTTACCTTGCTGCTGTTACTCTCTTTGTAGAAGCGAGCAAGAACTCCAAGATACGTTCAGATGGTGTCGAAGTCGACCTCTCACTCGAGAAGGTCTACTACGTGGCTCCAACGTTTACCCAGGGCAAAGAGATCCTATGGCCGCTCCTCAAAGAGATCGGTCGAGACCTCATTGCTCAATCGTATGAGAACAATGCGACGATAACTCTCCTCAACGGGCGGACCATTGCTATCAAAGGCGCGGACAGGCCAGACTCCCTACGGGGAACTGGTCTTTCCTACGTTGTACTCGACGAGTATGCCTTTATGAAGGAAGAGGTCTGGGAACAGATCATTCGACCGCAGTTAGCACGAAGTGAGGGCGGTGCCCTATTCATCGGGACTCCTGATGGTAAGAACCACTTCTACGATATATGGTTCAAGGCCTCTATGGGCCTAGCAGGCGATCACTGGAAAGCCTGGACCTTTAACTCTAGAGACAACCCATTCCTCCCTGAATCAGAGATCGAGGAAATGACCAAGGACATGAGCGAAGAGCGTATGCGCCAGGAACTGGAAGCATCGTTTGAAGCTGGGGGCGGTATAGTACTGACCCGAGACATGTTCAAGAAAGTAGAAGGTGCCCCCTACGGGGACTACTACATAGCCTGTGACCTTGCTGGCTTCGAGAAGGTTGAAGGTGGTCGTAAGGTTAAGAAGCTGGATGAACACGCAATCGCTGTGGTACTGAACCACGCCGGCGGCTGGTGCATCGTAGACATTATCCACGGTCAGTGGGACACGCGGGAGACTGCGCTACGGATCGTGAAGGCTTATAGGGACTACAGACCTGTGAAGCTTGGAATAGAGAAGGGTATGGCGGCTAACGCTGTTATGCCGTACCTAGAAGACGAAATGAACAGATTAGGCACCTACTTCCTAGTAGAGCCTCTTACACACGGAAACCAACGCAAGACAGATCGTATCACATGGTCCATGCAGGGACGCGCCGAGAAAGGGCGCATCTCCTACGTCGACGACTCAGACCTAAGCGGTGATAATAAGTGGAACAAAGAGTTCCTGGATCAATGTGTTGACTTTCCTTCACAGATTGCCCATGACGACCTCTTGGATGCTGTGTCCTATATCGACCAACTGGCAGAGCCTTGGTACGACGGACCAGACCAGATAGATGAATGGCAACCACAAGATGATATTGCGGGGTACTAATGGCAGGCCAAATACCAAATAGATTCGGGGACGGATTCGGAGAGGATCAAGACCTGAAATCAGAGAACAGCGGCGGCGGCGGCCAACTCGCCTCCTGGTGCATGCGTCACGTAGATCGTGGCCGTACTGTACGGGACACCAAGTACGCCATGCGATGGCGCGAATACACTCGTCTCAGTCGGGGCTTCTATAGCGATGAGGACAAGAACACCGACTCAGAGCGATCCAAGTTGATTGCTCCAGCCCTCCAACAAGCAGTGGAAATGACCGTTGCGGAAATGGAAGAGGCCGTATTCAATAAGGCAGCCTGGTTTGACATCACCGACGACATCCGGGATGAGAACAAGGATGATGCCCAAGACTATCGTAGTCAGCTTATCGAAGACTTTGAACTAGACGGCGTACAAGACGCTATCTCCAAGTGCTTCCTGATGGGCGCTATCTATGGTACGGGTATTGCTAAGCTCAACGTGACCCAGACTATGGAGAAGTCCATGGTTGATGGTAAGCCAGTTGAGGTTCCACGTGTGGCCGTGACGGTTGAATGTATTCGACCGGACGAGTTCGTAATCGACCCAAGTGCACTAAACGTCGATGAGGCGTTCTTCGTCGCACACGAGATGATTAAACCTCTTCACGGTATCAAAGAGAAACAGAAGCTAGGCATCTACAAGAAAGTACACGTAGGCGCATGGTCAGGTCAGAAGTCCGATACAGACGGTACTGGCCTCAAAGCAACAGTCGAAGCCCAAGACGGCGGCGTACTGATAACCGAATACTTCGGCAAAGTCCCCTCCTCAATGATCCCTGAGTCTACCAAGACTGGCATGATTGAAGCTATTGTGACTATTGCCAATGAGTCAACGCTGCTACGGGCCGTTGAGAGTCCTTTCACCATGAAGGATCGACCAATAGTAGCGTACCAACATGATACTGTACCTGGGGAGTTCTGGGGTCGTGGAGTCTGTGAGAAGGGTTACAACCCTCAGAAGGCTTTGGACGCCGAGCTTCGTGCTCGCATCGATACACTGGCGCTCACCACTGCGCCTATGATGGGGGCCGACGTCACGCGTTTGCCTCGTAATCCCGATATGCGTGTGCGCCCCGGCAAGACTATCTTTACACGAGGACGTCCTAGTGAAATCTATGAACCAATCCAGTTCGGAAACCCGGCAATCCTGGCCCACACCTTTCAGCAGTCGGGTGATCTCGAACGCATGGTCCAGATGGGAACAGGAGCAATGGATAGTGCAACACCTGTTGGAGTTAACGCCCGAAACGAAACGGCGTCTGGCATCTCTCAACTCCAGGCAGGATTCATTAAGCGTTCCAAGCGCACGATGCAGAACCTCGAGCGACAGTTCTTAGACCCCCTCATTCGCCGTAGCCTATGGCGTTACATGCAGTTTGATCCGGGCAGATACCCGGTAGACATGAAGTTCGTCGTAAACGCTACGATGGGCATTATGGCTAAGGAAGTCGAGAACGCTCAGTTGATCAACATGATGGGCTTTGTCCCACCTGAAAGCCCCGCGCACTCTGTGCTCGTACAGGCTATCTTTGACAATAGCGCATCGGCCAACAAGAAGGAACTTAAGGAAGCCATTGCAGCTATGAACCAGCCACCAAGCCCTGAAGAGCAGGAACGGCAGGCTAAGATGCAAGAACTAGAGATGCAGATTGCCGTATCGCAGGCTGAAGAAGCCGCGGCATCCGCTAAGAAGGAAGCAGCCCTCGCAGAGCAAGCTAGCGCTAACGCACAGCTACTG